TTTAAAGGAGGGTAGTTTCAGAAACCCAAATCAACAATGAAAGGAGGTCGCACTACTAATGTGTGCAACCAAATCAAACGATAGTAGATTGTGGTCTGATACTTTCGATTTGCCTAATCCTGGTTTGCGGGCATACTTTAGCCATGTCGAAACTGGAAATAGCGACGAGTATCGAACACCATTCTACAAGAAAAAGTCACTAGAAGAGATCCTCTCGGGTTGGGATCATACTTTGAAGTCCATTCAACATGAGTGGCCTACATTGTATGAATTCGAGAAGGACCTCGCGAACAAGGTCGGACCAATGTCAATCATGAAGCCGCTCAAAGAGCGCATGGGCGACATTGATTCTTACTATGATCTCATCTCCTTGGATCAAGTCCCAATTTCAGACACCGCTCTCCAACGGTGGAAGAAGGAGTGGAGTAGCTTGCGCGGGCTACGCTTACGGTCTGTGGATCACACTGTTAAGGTCATGAAGAAGTCAACGAACAGTGGAAGTCCCTACTTCTCAAAACGTCGTGTTGTGACGGACAAGACGGTGCCATTTAGTCTGAGTAGCCCTGAGCTAGAAGTAACTCAGATATTGCCAACTGGCGAGTGGAATGCTGCAGCTGTGTTGGGATGGCGTGGGCAAGAAGGTGGACCAGAGATCGACGATGTTAAACAGCGTGTTGTCTGGATGTTTCCCTACGCTGTAAACATTGACGAATTACGAGTGTATCAGCCGCTAATCGAAGGTTGTCAACGCCTTGGATTAGTTCCTGCTTGGATTAGCATGGATGCTGTAGATCAAAGAATTACCAGACTATTTGACACGAAAAATCCGTCGGACCTCGTAATTTGTACTGACTTCTCAAAGTTTGACCAGCATTTTAATGCCAGTCTCCAGGACGCCGCTAATCTGGGGCTAAGTTATTTGTTTTCAAATAACGAGGAATCCGTACGCTGGTTAAACACGGTTTTTCCCATCAAGTATAAGATACCCCTAGCTTATGCTTGGGAAAAGATTCGGTTTGGATTACATGGGATGGGATCCGGCAGCGGAGGTACCAACGCTGACGAAACCATAGTTCATCGGATGCTACAGCATGAAGCTGCAGCCGCTCATGGCGCCGAATTAAATCCAAATTCACAGTGTTTAGGTGATGATGGTATCCTTTGTTACCCAAGGTGTTCTGTGAAGGATGTAGTGTCTAGTTACTGCAGCCACGGTCTGGAGATGAACCTAGACAAGCAGTATGCTAGCAAACATGACTGCACATATTTACGCAGGTGGCATCATACTAAATATCGCGTAGACGGAGTATGTGTAGGCGTTTACTCAACCATGCGGGCTCTTGGCAGGTTGGCTGAACAGGAAAGGTATTATGACCCTGAGACCTGGGGCGCGAAGATGGTAGCCTTAAGGGAGCTATCTATCATCGAAAATACGAAGTGGCATCCACTACGCGAAAAGTTCGCGGACTACTGCATGAAAGGGGATAAATATCGCTTAGGACTAGATATCCCAGGCTTTCTTGACGATATTGAGCGTATTGCCAAGAAGGCTACCGATTACATGCCGGACTTCCTTGGATATACCAAGTCGCTTCAATATGAAGTGGGTGATAAATCTGAAACCGGTATTGCTTCCTGGTGGATAGTTAATTACCTGAAGTCTAAGAGATAACAATCGGGATGGT